ATTGGTTTGACATATTTATTTAGCTTTTGTTTGATTTTTTATATAATATAATTAATTTTCTTTGTACTTCCAAACATAACAATTAGTTTGTTTAAAAAAAAAACTAAGAAAAATTAAACTTCTTCTGTTAAATCTATATTCACAGGAGAATGTAGTTTTTTTCTATAGAGTTCATCTGTTAGATAAAGATAAATAGATCTTTCAGCAAGTTTTTGTAAGGAGAATTTATGTCTTACACAACTTATACGAAATTCATCCCATAATTTACTGTTAATTTTTACGGATGTTAGGGTTAGTTCTTTTTTTGGATTTTCCATGTTTGTATATTGATATTATTGTTTATATATAATACATATATAGGTATTCTTCTAAATTATGCCCTTATCGCAGAGTGGTGTTTGATTAAATGAACAATATGTACATCCCCATTTAGAAGGGTTAGGTTCATATTTTGTATCTTTATAAGTACCATCAATATTAAAAACATCTTCAATAAATTTATTTAATAATTTTACAGCTTTATTGACTTTTACTTTTCCGCTTGCTGGTCTAAATTCCTGTATTCGGGAGATAGGGTACTCTGATTTTTCCCATACTTTTCGTTTTACTATAAGAAATTCAATTTTAATATTATCTATTGGTATTCCAAATTGTATAGAAAAGAAATATTTATATAGAATTAATTGAAATTGTTTTAATTCGTCTTTTTTTTCCTTATCACCCCATCCTCGTCCCGATGTCTTAACATCAATAATCTTAAATGTTTTTGTTGGTTCATTATATAATACAACATCTAAATATCCTTTATATAATACACTACTAAACGGCTTAAGTGGTGTTAAAACAATAGGTACCTCACAACCAACTAAAAACCATCCATTTTTACCAAATAATACGTTACGTTTTTTCTTAATAAATTTTAATATCTCAATTCCATCCTCATAAAATTCATTCATTTGAACAGGATCACTAAAATGGATATTTTTATTAGACCTATAGTCTTTTAAATAATTTTTACTAAAACAATCTTGGAAATATTCTTCCAAATTAATCCTATCAGCCTCTGCACCTGTTATTTCATATATAGTTGTTATATAATGTTGTAAAGTCTCATGTAATGATGTTCCAAAAGTCATATGAATCGAGGATTCAGAGTATTTATGTCCATCTCTATATTGTAATGCCCATTTATGAGGGCAACTAGAATACATTGATAATTGACTATATGAAATAGATTTTTGAAAACCATAATTCACTTCCTTAACAGGTTGTGTTTTAATTTGAGTTACAATTGATGGTATTTTGTTTTTTTCTCTCAAGATCTATAATTTAGTGTAAATACCAATTGAGTCTTTCCAATTTTGATCATCCTCATCAATATAATTTTCTAGTAATTTAATTTTGTGTTTCATCCTATTACCCCATTTTTCCAATGCTTTGTGACTATCAGGGTAAAATCTCCAACAATCAACAGGATAACCATGATAATATCCATTAGAAGGAACATTTATATAAATAAACCCTCCAGGCTTAATTACCCTACACATTTCTAAAAACGACATCCAAAAACATTCATCATGTTCTAAACAAGAGGAGGATAATACCACATCAAAATAATTATCTTTAAAAGGTACATCATCATTAGAACAAACTACATCTACATTAGGTCCCTTTTCTTGATCAATACCAACATAATTAGAACCTTTAAAAATTTGTTTTAAACAACCATTAACATCTAAAGAACCAAAATCTATAATATTTTTTTCATCAACATTGTTATTTAAATAATTATTAAGGAATAACTTAGCATTTTTCTCAGCTGTAAGGTGCATTAATATTTTCTTTTTAAAATAGTTACTCCATGGTTGTTAGCAAATTTTTCATAAACATACCAATTGCGATTTGAATACAAAAATTCTTCAATTGCAGGCCAAATACCTTGAGTTCCACTCATGTCTTTAAAACCATAAAATTCAGTATCATGAAAACCAATATATTTTTTAGCCTTATCAGCATGGCGTATTAATTCGCTTTTTATTTGACTATATGAATGCCATGTATCTAAAAATAGGAAATCACATTCTTCAATTTCATTTTCAAGGGTATTTTGTTTTCTGAATTCTAATTCAATTCCCCACTGATTAGCACCTTCTACAGCTGTTTCTAATAATTTATCTCCCCAAATGTTTGGATGGTCAATATCAATACAAATCATTTTTTTATTTGTAGGCATAACCATATTATCTAATTCATCCCATCTATGGTTGAATAAATGGTCTTGCCAAATGTCTCTAGCTGGATCAGATAATCCCATTAAAAAACCCCAAGTACCTACTACAGACCGAGTTCCCATTTCAATAATGGTATCACATTCTTTAGCATATTTTCTAAATGTAGGTAAGTGTTCATATATATCAGACCAAACATTTGGATTATTGAAATAATAATATTTCTCATCTATAATTTTTCTTCTATGTGGTTCCATTTTTTATTTTCCTTTTAACATTTGGATTGTTTTTTCAAGATATAAAGCCATATCCATAGCTTCTTCCTTAGCATGTTGTAAATAATCCAATACAGATAAATCAGTTCTATCTAATGTTTGTCCATATTTATTTTGACCCATTAATGCTCTTTTAACATGTTGATCTATAACAGAATCTACAACTGAATCTGTTGATTCTATTATTCGGTTTTGGGTTTCCTGTCGGATTCCATATATGTCAGTATTTTTTGTCATTAGATTTCTTTTAATAGTTTTTTTATTAATTTTTCTTCAATACCTTTTCTTTCAAGAATGTATTCTACACCTTCTTTTTTAAGAATATAAATATAATCTTCTGCTTCTCCAAGTGATACTTCAAAATAAGTAGCAATATATTGTAATATTTGTTCATTCATTTTTTTACGTGAACTTTTTATATATTTAGAATAAAATTGTTTTTTAGGTAACATAGAACAATAGAATTTATATGTTTTTTCTTTTTCAGTATATGGTATCCTTTGAGCTAAGTTAACAACCTCAATGTATGGTTCATACATTGAAATAACCTTATGACACATGTAGCTATTAAATGCATCTTGTTGCTTCTCAGTAAATGAACCCCAAGGTTTTTTTTCAAAGGAAATCATTTTTACCCATTCAAAAATTGTAAAATTACTCTTTGTTATCGTCTTTGAATTCATCTCTTAAATCCTTAGGGAGTAATTCTACTAATACTTTACCTGTTTTAATATCATAAAAACATTGTATAGGAATAATACCATCTTCTGATGTGCCCGTTACAAAACGAGATACTTTACGAAGAATTACGCCTTCGGCAAAAATTTTATTACCTTCTGGTGAGGTAACTGATGTTGTGTTCTTAATATCAATATTAAGATTCATTTGTGTTTTATCCATTTTATTTTTTATTTAATTAGTTGGAGAATGCGGCTTATCAAACCACAAAGATTTATTTCTTTATCAATCCTAAAGTTAGCATGATATTGGTATTCTTCAATATAAATTACTACCTCACCTACACTTAATGGAGCATACTTTTCTACATTGTCGTATAAAAATCTAAACATATCTTCAAAATCACTTACATTTGAATCAACAATTATTTGTCTAATGTTATTAAATGATTTAGGGGATGGTTTACATAATTCCGCGAGTACTTTATTTTTATAGTTACTAGACACTAATATACCACTATCAATCGATATTTTATCACCATTGACACTCATCTGTAGAATATTTAACATTTTACGGATATCAGGGTAGTGTTGATTGATAACTAATTTTAGATCCTCATCACTTATACTAAGTTCCTCTTTTTTAAGAATATTACTAATATGATAGGCAACTTCTTGTTTTGAGGGAGGTATAATTTTAAGTACCTGGCATCTAGATTGTAAAGGATCAATTACACGTTCAATATAATTACAAGTTAAAATAAAACGAGTTGATCTTGAAAATGTTTCAATAATATTACGAAGTGCTGCTTGACCCTGGATTGTAATATAATCTGCTTCATCTAATATAACTACTTTAAATGGTTTGAATGAAGCAACAGAAGCAAAGCTTTTAACTTTTTCCCTAATGGTATCAATACCATTTTCATCAGATGAATTAATATAAATATAGTCACAATCTAAATTATTAACAATAAGTTTGGCTAATGTAGTTTTTCCTGTTCCTGGAG